CACCTAAGGAAATTTCCCCAATGTCACCAATATTGTAATCAGCACCTTTACCTTTAATTGCAGCAGATTTCAATAGATCATTGACGTAGATGTCAGTTCTATAATCGTAGTCCGATACTTCTTTTTTTAATAAAGTCAACGGAGCATTTCTAGTAAGTGGATTATTAACAGCGTCGGCCCAATTATCAACAGTATCTGGATCAATGACTACAGTTTTCCCGTATTTGTTCTGAGCGCCTGGACGCACTTCTAATGGAGTTCCGGCTTTAACTAAAGACACGATGTTAGTTACATACTTTCCGTCGTGCTTTTGTAAATCGTTTTTTGTTAGAGCTGCTTCTGTAATGATATTAATTAGATCTCGCATAACTGTTATTTATAATATTTTTATGAACGTTTTACTGATGTTGCGCTGCAATAAATACTTGTGTCAACCCACAAGGAGAAATTATGACAATTGACTTTGAAAGTCTAAAGGAACGCTTACAAGAGATGTTCCCAACTCAGCACAAGAGTGATATAGAGAAGTACATAGAAAGCAAAAATCCAGAAAATACAGTAGAACTAGAGTACTGGATTCAACAATGGAATTACAGTACCAACAAACATCTAGGCAATTAAGTTTTGATTTGATGCCAGTCTTTGTCTAGCCAAGGATACAATATATCCTCTTGCTTGACATAGCCGTAGCGATTAAGGCTACTTTCCACAGTAGGATGCAGCAATCCCTGTTCTGCGAGATGATACCAGTTAGTAGTAGCTGGGTCCATGGGCTTGATATCGCTTTTATAAACAGCAACATGCAACCAAGGATCATTTTGGTCCTTGAGTGCATACGCATCGTTACAATCAAATCCATTTACTGCCAGCATATAGACGAGATTTACTAGATTGTGATTGTAATAGCTGAAGTTGATGCCACGATTGACCAGTCTATTGTATTCGGTGTGGACTGTTTGTTTTAAGGCAATGATCAACATACCATCCTGATTCATCATTCCATTCCAGTGTCGTAATGTGGCCAAGGGATTTAGCACATACTGAAAACTGTCATGACACCATACAAGATCAAGTTTTCTTGGTAACAGATACGTTTCCATGTCAGCTTCCACCAACTGTACATTGGGCAAAGCGGCTGTGCCTGCATTGAATGATCTTATGTCTCTGTCCACACCATAGCAAACATAATTGCGTGGCTCAGGCGGATCATCTCTGGTTTCCAGAGTAGCAAACCAATCTAGATCTAAACCTTCTCCACAGCCCATATCAGCTACAACTTCTAAACTGTCCAAGAAGCTGTCGTAACCGTAAATGGTCTCAAGGATATGTAAACTGTGCTTGTGACTTTCTTCAGAGTTTCTAAACTGTGCCATTTCGTAATACCTCAAATATAACTTGTTCTTTTAGTTGCTGTAGTCTTGGTGCCAATTGATAACAGGCTTCGGCTATCTCTGCATCTGTACCCCAACTACGCTGTGTAGCAAGATGACTTGCCCATTTGCCTACAGAATCTTTTAGTAACTGAATGTCCACAGCATTGTGCTTGGGACGGGCCCGACAGCACATGTTGTATTCGGTTAACAATTGATCTGCGTACTCTTTGAAATCCATTATGCGATTACAATATCTTCCATACCTGCTGTACGTAGCCGTACAACATGACCCAGCATAAAGTTCTTGCTTTCTAGGCCTTTCATTACACCCAGCCATTTGTTTCTAAGAAGAGCCACTTCATTAATGATAGTTTCAAAGTCGACAACTTCATCTTCTCCGTCGACGTACTTTTCAGCGTCACGACTCGTAAGTGCTCTTGCATAAGCCTCCAAGTACTTTTGAAAGTGCTTTCGTCTAATTTTTCGTAATTGAATATTAAGAAAATTGAGGATAGCTTCGATTTCCTGGAGTTGATTAAACCTATGCTCAGTGACTCCAGGTAGATTAGATAAGGACTTTTCAACATTGCCTCTAATGGCTATTTCCGTTTTTGCCGCGGCGAGCTCGCCTTCATAATAATTTATGCAGGCGGGAATCTCTCCTAGATTGGCTGCTACCCGATTATACCACATTAGTCTTCGTAGTCAAGTTCATCTTCGTCGTCGTCAACGTATTCATCAAGACTACGTTTTGTGTACCCGTCTGTACCGCCAAACTCCTTTAACTCTTTCTCACTGAGTGCATCAGCAAGAAGGCTCATCAAAGTGTCGCTGGCTGCTTGACGTTCTTTTACAGGCACATACTCTTTAAGGATAGTGTAAGTTTCAATTAAAACTTCTACGTCAATACTCATTCTTGAGGTTCCTCTTCAACAGGTTGAACAGCAACGGCATCTTTGTGTGGATGTGCTACGAAGTCTGCCATAACTTTATCTAGGCTATTGTCTTCGTTACGTTCCCAGGCTTTGCGGAACTGCTTGATAACTGTGCCGTCTGCTAGCGTGTATTTAAGACTGTTACCTTCCTTGCTTAATAAACCTTTGCCTTCAAACATGTCCACAAGTCCTGAATATGGATTCATACCAGTTTCATAAGGAATTTTAACTTGTACACTTTCAAATGGCTTGGCATAACGTGTTTTCATGATCTTGCATGCCGCTCTAATGCCTTTTACTTCTGAAATCTTGTTACCATCTTCATCCTCTTTGAGTTTGAGTTTCTTCATGGCAACAACGATACTGCTGGCATAGATAAAGCCTTGTCCACCCGAGATCTTGTCATCAGGATCAAACATGTCTTGACTTGCGTAAGTATGGTTAGTGGCAACCAGTCCAATGTTCAGACTACCAAACATGTTTACGCAGTTACGAACAAGTGCTGTCAGTGCCTTGGGCTTACGACCCATGTCACCTTTCAAGTCACCTGCTTCAAACTGATTAACGTCAGTTGGTGTCAACAACATGCCCAAACTGTCTAATACAATTAACACTTTGGGACGATCCGTTTCTGGTAATATTTTATACTCTTTGACAAACTCTGTAATCATTTTAGCCACATCATCGATCATAGCCATGTTGAGTTTAAGTAGCTTGTCGTCACTTGTATCAACGCCAAGGGCGTGTAACCATGCTTCGTCGAGAGCGTTTTCAGTATCGATGAGTATAACATAAATGCCTTGGTCCTGTGCATTCTTGACGAGATTTCCAGAGCAGATAAAGGATTTACCCGCACCAGATTCGCCAGCGAATACAGTAACCTTGCCCATCGGTATGCCTTTATTAAAGTCACCACTGATAAGATAGTTAAGAGCGAAATTGTTTGTTGAGATCCAGTCCGTTGGATCGTTGAAGCCGATACTAATACCGTCAATACTTTTTGTAATACTTTTGCGAAATTTTGATACGTCAAATGGCTTACCCATTATAGATTCCTCTCGTAATTAATAAATTATTTTTTTAGAATAACCCGGGTATTAGCCCGGGTCGTGCTGTTTACTTAGAACGATTACGAATCATGGCCAAGATGTCTTCGGCCTTTTGACTTGAAGGTTTAGCAGCAACTGGTGCAGTTGCAACAGGTGCATCATCTTCTTCATCATCATGCGCTGCAGGAGCGGGAGCAGGTGCTGCCTTGGCTGGTGCGGCTGCTGCTGCAGGTGCTGCATCTGCATCACCGGATGCGGCTGTAAAGCCTGCTGGCTTGAAGTATTGACCCCATTTGTCTGGATCATATGCTTGACCATCTACACTTGCTTCAAACATTTCTTTCATGACCTTTAGCTCTACTTCGCCTGGCATCTTGGGCAAGAAGTCTGCCAAGTTAAACAAACCATGAGCATCAACGGCTGCTTGTTCTTCGCTTGTTAGTGCAGTTTCTTTACGTGCCCAAGTACTTGTGCTGTAGTCAGCATAGCCACCTTTACTAGTTTTCTTAACACTGAAGTCCAAGCCTGACACATAGTCAGTTGGGATATTTTCCATGTCTGGATCCATTAGTGCATTTTTAATTAGATTAAAAATTTGTGGACTGATGATGAATCTACGAATTGGATTGTCTGGTGTCTTGTCGTCACTCAACGGATTGTCACGTACAAAACCTTGGAATATATAAGATTTCTTTTTCCAGTACTTACGACCCATTTCTTCTAGTGATGGATCTTTGAACCATGTACGCACTTCTGCCAAGATTGGACAGTTGTTGCCTGGGCCATACATCTCTATGCATGGTACTTGTACTATTACTGGTTTGCTATCTGACTGACCTTTGATACCAGCGAATGGTAACTTGATCATTTCTCTGGCTACCCAGAAAAAGTCATTTTTTGCGTTTGCGTCTGGTAAGAAACGGATTCGAGCTGTTGAACCTTCTGCGATGTTCCAGTGTGCGTAAATGGTATTGTCACCACCACCTGAACCGCCGCCTTGCCCTTTGCCTTGTTGTGCTTGTAGTTTTGCACGAATTTCTGCTAATGAAGTTGCCATGATGTTTTTCCTTTATAAATTAAGATGGTCTTTAAATGTGCCTAGATATATAAATGCACCTCGCAATTATATAACAAATGTATTTAGCGTGTCAAGCAAAAATAATTATTTTTTGCTCAAACCCGCTAACATACGAATCAATGCCAAACTGTCGTCTTCCATCATGGGGGCTGCGCCCGCTGGTGCTGCGGTAGTTTGGTTTGGTACTTGTGGTTGTTCTGGTGCAGGTGTAGGTTGTCCTGCTGGTGCTGCTGGTGCTTCTGGTTTGCCCATATTAGCTTCATACTTGGCTGCTAGTTCTGGGTTGTGCTGCTTTAACCATTTCATTACCGCCGGACGAGCATCTGTTTCTGGATCGTCTGTGGCACTGTATAAATCTTTTAAGTCGTCGTTGAGTCCATCATCACCAATAATTGGTTCTAGTGATGCAATAGCATCCATGGCGTCAATACCAATTTCAAATGGTGATGCCATGATTTTGTCAAGGTCTTCATGTTCTTCGTTGGTGTCTGGATGTGCCCAGGTATCTTCATCAAT